TCAATGCGCTGGCAACCGCCTTTGCTGTTACCGCGCTTGACGGCACCGCTGGCAAAAAAGCCTGCGTCACCAACGGCATCAGCCTGATCGCAGGCGGCGCTGGCATCGCAGACATGAGCCTTGCCGCTCCTGCGGTTGGCGACATCGCCACCATCAGAATCGGTAGCATTACAGGCGGCACCGTCGTCGTCACAACCGCCGCAGGTGTTACAATCGATGGCGCAACATTAAACACCATCACGCTTGACGCTGCCAATGAAGCGATTGTCCTTGTTTACGGCGGCGCAAACCGCTGGAATACCTGGCTCAACATCGGCGGTGTTGCACTGTCCAAGGTTTAGGGTGGTGATTAAATGTATATCACCCATTATGTAGTCAATGTTCAGACCAACGCGACGGGCGACGGGATCGGCTATACCGACGCCCCGGTTAATGGATTTATTCGCGCGATCCGCTACGTCAAACCGACAGCAGGCAGCTTCGCGGCAGGCGTGGACTTTGAGGTAACAGCCGAACAATCAGGCGTGGTCATTTGGGATCAGGATGACGTTAACGCGTCTGTTACCGTTTACCCAAGAGCCGCAACCTGCGACAATGCAGGCGTGGCATCGTTATACGCCGCAGGCGGCGAACCCGTTGAAGATTTGATCCCCGTCGCCAATGAGCGCGTAAAGATCACCGTCGCCAATGGCGGCAACGGAGGGGTGGGAACATTCCATGTCTATGTTGGTTAAAATTCGAATGAAAACTTTAATGGCCGGTCCTAAAGGCGTGCGCAACACAGGCGAAATCGTTGAAGTTCCAAAACCAGAAGCCGACGCACTTTGTCCGGTTTATGCGGAACTGCTGGAACCCGTGGCAATCGTGCCGCCCAAAACAGAGTCACCACCAGAGCCTAAACCCGCACCCAAACCGGCACAGCAGGCACCAAGACCGCCACAGAAATCAAGCACAACCGCGAAAAAGAGGTGATTAAATGCGCGTCGTAATCACGCATCCGCTTGTATCACCCTCTTTCCCGTACAAAAAAGGCGATACGGTCAATGTACCGGATGAGCTCGCCAACCATTGGATCCGGTTGGGCGTAGCAAAGGCAGGTGAGGACAATGGGACTGCGGCTGATAACCCCGCCAACAAGCGAACCGCTGACACTGCAAGAAGCAAAGGCACATCTAAGGGTGGACGGAGAAGCGGACGACAGCCTGATCAACTCGCTGATCCTGTCAGCAAGGCAGTATGCGGAGAAGTTTCAGAGCAGGGCGCTCCTGACGCAGACGTGGGAACTGACGCTTGATCATTTCCCTGCCATGCCGTTCAGACTGCCGTTGCCACCACTGCAATCAGTGGACGAAATCAGCTATACCGATTACGCAGGCAATACGACCGTAATCCCCGCCGCAGACTACATTGTTGACCCGGCGTCTTTTCTCGGCCGCATTGATCACGCGTTCGGCAAATATTGGCCTTCCGTCACCTTGCGCCCCATCAACGGCGTTAAAATCACTTTTACCGCAGGGTATGGCGACACACCTGCAGACGTGCCGGATATGACCAAACAGGCGATGAAAGTCCTGATCGGTCATTGGTACGAGAATCGGCAGGCGATAGTATTCACCGGCACCAACAGCACACCGCAGGAAATCCCGTTCGCCGTCACCGCCCTGCTGACGATGGACAGGGTGGTGAGCTGGTGAACATCGGCAATCTGCGCCACCGCGTGACCATCGAAAAGATCGTCAAAAAAACCGATCCTTACGGCGACCCTTACGATGATTGGGGCGAACACGCCACCGTTTGGGCGGCGATTGAACCGCTGACAGGGCGCGAATATTGGGGCGCACAGCAGGTTAATAGCGAAGTCGCGGGTAAAATCCGCATCCGCTACTTGTCGGACATCAACCCAACCATGCGCGTTAAATTCGGCACCCGCATCTATGAGATCCTAGCCGTTATCAACGTCAACGAGCGCAACGAGGAGCTGACCCTGATGGTGCGGGAGAAGTTGACATGACCGGCTTAATCGAAATGAAAGTGACCGGGATTGACGAAATGATTGCCGACATGAAAAGGCTGCGCATGGAGTTGCAGAAGGAGCTGCGAAAGGCAATTCGCGAAGCCGCCAAAAAAATAGCGGCAATCGCGCGGGGAAAATTCATCGCAAACTACGAACAACACTCAGGCGAAGGGGCTAAGTCAATCGGTGTCAAAGTCGGCGTAAACGAGGACGGCGACATTTACGCGCTCATCACAGCGGGCGGCGGTAAAGCATTTTACATGCCGTTTTTGTGTTTAGGCACAAAGAAGATCAAAGCCAAGCCTTACCTGCGCCCTGCTATTGATGAGAACCGGGAACGGTTTATACATGACGTTGAGAAAGCTCTGAAAACCGCGATTGACAAAGAATTGCGAGGTGGTTAAATGCATATCGAAGAAGCATTACGCGATTATCTCAAAAAATATCCGGGGCTTGCCGCGCTTGTCGGAGACCGGGTATACAGAGACCACCTCCCCGAACAGTCGGTATATCCGGCTGTTTCGTTTTTTGCGGTCAGTTCTCCACGCCACCATCAAGTAGATATCGCTTGGCCGCGTTATCAGTTTGACTGTTGGGGCAAATCGCCCGGAGAAACGGCAGCAGTCGCCGAACAAATCAGACACGCCCTGCAACGCTACAAGGGCGTGATGGAAGGCGTTCCCGTTATTCAGGGCGTGTTCGAGAATGAGATCGATCTCGGGCGCGATCCCGACGAACCCGTTTACCATCGTACAGTAGATATCAAAATCATTTACGAGGGGGTATAAAAGTGCGTCAAACCTTAGTGCAGGACGGCAACACCGTGCGCCTTGGCTCCGGCATGCTCGAAGTCGGGGATGACGTCGGAACGCTCGTCAATCTTGGATTAATGAACGACGTCAATTTTGAGGAAACCTTTGACCGCGCCAAGGTAATGACCGACAACGGCGGGGAAGTGGATCTTGGCATCCGCAACCACAAAGCGGGGGTGCAAGGAAACCTTGTAGAGATCAACCTTTCCAACCTCAACCTCATCCGTGGCGGCATCGACAACTATGAAACCGTCGCCGCCGCACCCGTTGCCGTGACCAATGAAGCAGTCGTTTTGAACGGAACCAACTTCGTCCGCTTAGCCAATAAAAACGGCAACAAGTCCGAAGTGACCGCGATCACCGTCACTGACATCACCGGCGTGACCACCTATGCTCGCAACACCGATTATGTGATGGCAGTCGATTCTCAGGGCTATACCTGCATCGCGCGCATCGCAGGCGGCACCATCACAGACAAGTCGACCGTACACGTTGACTACACCCACACACCTGCTGCGGCTAAAAAGCTGACCAGCGGCGGCGAATTCACCATTGCGCCGAAGGTGGTTCGTATCACCAATACCAACGACGCAGGCAAAATATTCAGAATCACCGTTTACAAGGCCACCAACGAAGCGGGCATCAAATTTGAGTTCCCCGGCGATGAGGACGTCGAGCTGATGACTGTCCCCATCAACCTCGTTGGCGTGGTAGACACCGTCCGCGAAGCAGGAGATCAACTGTTTGAAATTTATGACGAACAGTCTGCCTAAATGATCCTTGGCGGGCTAGGGTCGCACCCGAAAAGCGGCTCACTCCACCGCCTGCCCGCTACCGTTTGGAGAATAAAGCTTAGGAGAGTGCCAAAATGTTGACAAATATCCTGAAAAAAGAGCATCCCATCGCTCCTGAAAGAAAAATCATAACGCTCGGATCAAAGCGGATTGAATTCAAAATCATCCCCGCGGCAATTGCTATCGATGTTCTCAAGGCAGTTGAACGCATGGCGGCGGCAGGTGACGATGTCGGAGAAATGCTGACAATTTTATGCGAGGTTTGCGCCGTTGTTTGCAGCCACTACGACGATGAAATTACTGCCGATTGGCTGATGCACAACGTCGACATGGGTGATATCACAAACTGCGCGTATTGGCTAATATTTCAAATTCGCAATTCATTCGAAAAAAACCCTCATCTGGCTCAACTGGCAAAAATGGCGGCGAGTCCAAAAGCCTGACCACCGAAGAACTTTTCAACCAGTTGGGCCGCGTAATTGCGCACATGGGGATGTTATATCCGTGGGCATCACCCCATCATCTGTTGGAAAATTACTCTCTCCAACAGATTTTTTATTATTACGATTACGCGATCTCTTATTATTCCGGCAAACCACCCAGAGCATTTAACGACAAGCCGGACATAGCCGGTTTTTATAAACACTACGGCGACAAAATCAAACGACCGGGAGGTGGGCGATGATTGGGCTATCTCAGCAAAATTGGCGTTTCAATATTTGGCAGCGATAAAGAGCTTCAAAAAACATTCCGCAACATCGAAAAAGAAGGCAAGCGGCTACAGAAAACGATGTCACAGATCGGGCGCGACCTCAGCGAAGCCGGACGCAGCCTGACGACTTACGTAACCGCACCCATCGCCCTCGCCACCGGCGCAGTTCTTAAATTCGGCGCAGACTTCGAGCAGACAATGACCGAATCAACCGCCATCATGGGGCAGCTCTCCGAAACGATGCGGAAGGATATGGAGGCGGCCGCCCGCGATGTGGCACGCACCACGAAATTCAGCGCAACCGAAGCGGCGCAGGCATACTATTTCCTCGCATCCGCAGGCTATGATGCGGCTAACTCGATTAAAACCCTGCCCGTTGTCGCGGCGTTTGCGCAGGCAGGCGCGTTCGATTTAGCGCAGGCAACTAACCTGTTAGCCGATGCTCAGTCCGCGCTCGGCTTAACCGTCCAGAACGATGTAGTCAAAAACATGGAGAATATGACCCGCGTGTCAGACGTTTTGGTCAAGGCCAACGTCCTCGCGAACGCCTCAGTTCAACAGTTTTCCGAATCTCTGCAGAACAAAGCGGGCGCGGCTCTCAGACTGCTAAACAAAGACCTCGAAGAGGGCGCGGCTGTTCTCGCCGTCTACGCCAATCAGGGCGTAAAGGGCGCAGCGGCAGGCGATCAATTAAATATTGTCCTGCGCGACCTGCAGCGAGCGAACATCAACAACCGCGCCGCATGGGAAGAGGCGGGCGTCGCGGTTTATGACGCGAACGGCAAATTCCGCAACATGGCGGATGTTGTCGCCGACCTTGAAAAATACCTGGGCAACATGTCGGACGAACAAAAACGTGCTGCATTAATGGCACTCGGGATGCAAGACAGAAGCGTCTCAGCCACCGCCGCGCTACTCGGCACATCGCAGGCGATCCGTGAATACGAGCAGCAACTGCGGGCGGTCTCAGGCACCACACAAGAAGTAGCGGAAAAACAACTGCAGTCCCTTTCGGCGCAGTTCGGACTGCTCAAAGATGAATTTATCGACATCGCGCTAACCCTCAGCGAATCACTGATCCCGATAATCAAGAATAACGTCATCCCCGTTTTACGCAGTGTTGCCGAACGCATCCGCGAAACTGCGGAATGGTTCGATGGGTTGAACGACAGCACCAAAAGGAATATCGTTTCGGTACTTGCATTTACTGCCGCGCTTGGCCCCGCCTTGTTGATCCTCGGCAAGACGGTAACGGCGGCTTCAAAATTAATCCCGCTGCTCGCCGCGCTTAAAGTGGCGTTTGTCGGCGTTGCGGCAACATTGGGCAAAGTCGTTTTTGCATTCAAGGCAGTCGCGGGCGGAGCAGCAACAATGGGCGAAGCGATGGCTTTCGCTGCCCCTCAGATCGCGCTTGTGGTTGCCGCCGCCGCAGCATTGGCAGCGGGCATTACATGGCTCATCAAAAAACAG